TGACGCTTTTCCAGTATAGTAATTGTACCTTTCAAGTCTTACCTTACTATAAGTTTCTTTTGCTTTCTCTCTGAGTAAAGTAATCGTGTTATATACGGTATGATACTTTGCATGAAGTTGAGGAATTTTTATAGATTCATCATGTAAATTATCAGGATCGATAAGAGAGTCTTTCTCCCACATCTCCTGAATTTGTTCAAGATTCATAAGCGTGTTCTGTTATCAGAATCGAGTATATTGTAGATAGTATACTTGAAAGTTGCTTCTGCTGTAAAGTATTGTATGTCAGTTATTGAAGTGTCAAACTCCAAAGATGTCAATGATGTTGGGAATAAGTCTTTGAATTTTACAATAGCATTTGTTCTGTAATTGCTATTGAGAATTGTTAAACTTCCATCACTGAAAGCACGTTTTGGATCCTCTGGTTGTGTTACATCATCTTCATTAGACAGCAGATTTTTGTAATCCTGAGTTGTTTCAGGAAATCCTAGACCGGTCAACCAATTATGAATTGACATGTAATTGGTCATATCTTCATCAACTAAAAATCTCAGTGTTAAATCACCATAATTTAATTTTTCGCCAGGAATATCAAGGTCTTTGAGATATGATGGTTGAGATGTAGTTTGAAGGGATATTTCAGGAATTCTTGCTGTCGTGCAGAAAAATGCTACCTTTGGATGTTTAGATAAACTAAACTGAAATCCATTGGGTGACAGAAAATTTCTATTTTGAATTTGACCTTTGAATGCTGTCCCTGCCATTAGTCTATGATAAGATTAAACCATGCTTCGCTCATACCCTTAATAATATTATCAGCAGCATCTTTATCTTCAGCATAACCCTCAGTGATAAGATGCTCAACAAGTGCTTCATACTTCTTGTTTGCTTCTTCTATTTGTCTTGGTGATGGTTTCATCGCTTATTACTTAAGTCTTATTTGTATTTAGATAAAAAAAGAGACCCCGAAGGGTCTCTTGATAGATATGTGAATCGAGAATCACATGAGGTTGAGGACTCTTGCTCTTCTGTAGTAGCGGTTGTCGCCACCAAGAATCTTACCACTGTCAGCACCGCCAGCAGCAGATGCATATGGGTTAGCAACCATACCATAACGAGTCTTGAACCCGATTTTTGGTTGGAAGGTGTCCTGACCGACGGCGCGAACCATCTGGAGAGGAACGTATGGGCAGTAGAAGAGACCTGCGTCATAAGGAGAAGCACCCTTATAACCGACGACATAGTACTGCGAACCATCGGAAGCGAGGTTGGTAGCATATGGGTCGATGTAGACGCGGAACTTACCAGCAAGAACACCAGCGAAGGTGTTGCCAGTTGCGTCAACGTTCAGGTTAGCGTCCAGAGCAGGGGTGTAGTCGAGAACACCAGCCATGGTCAGTGCGGAAGCAACGTCTGCGGAACACAGAATCATGTTGCCCTTCCCTCTACGAGTCTCTTGTGCGATTGCGTTAGCATCGCGCTCGATTTGGAAGATAAGACCCTTGAACTTCTCAACGCTCCAACGACCGTTGGAATCAACGTCGAGGTCAAATACGCCAGGAGTTGCAACGTTGGTTTGAGCACCAGGACGTGCAGCCTTATAGATGGTTCTGATAACTTCGCGGTTGATTTCAGCGAGGATCTCAGTGCTGAGGATGTTAGCAAGCTCAGCTTCAGCATTCAGACCGTGAATTGCCTTCAGGTCTTGTGCCAGTTCGAGTGAATACTCGGCTTTCAGAGCGCGTGACTTTGCAGTAACAGTGACCTTCTCGATTGAGAATGCCATTTCGTTGAAAGACTGGTCTCCACCGAGTTCTTCAGAGAACGCAGTGTCCATACCCTGACCTACGCTGTAGGTAGCAGCAGCGCCGTTGATTGCAAGAACACCAGGGTTCTCACCACGCTGAAGGTCGGTACCGAAACCAGCAGATGCACCGTCAGAACCAGCAACATAAGGATCTGAAGTGCTGATACCACTAGCAGAGAATGCGGAATTTGGCTCGTTGAACAGAGCTTCTGCACCACCCATGCTGGTGTAGCGTGAGCGCATTGCGAAGATGAGTCCAGTAGGACCGTTCATTGGTTGAACGCCAGCCAGGTCATAAGCAACCAGGTTAGGCATTGCGCGTCTGATCAAGGAGATCAGAACGGGGTCGAAGTTAGCAACTCCAGCGTTCGAAACGGAGTTGGTTGGTGCTTCGTTAAGGAATTCTCTCTCTTCACGGAGAGTAATTTCTTGGTTCTCCAGGAGTTGAGCGGTTACGGCTCTACGGTGTGCATCCTTGATAGGATCCATACCTTCGTAGTCCAGAAGGGGTGCCCACTTCTCCTGCAGATGCTCACTAAATGGCATTTGCATTTGATTTTACCTCTTTAAAAAAGTTAGTTTGAACTGTTATAATCTAGAAATCACTTCTTAGAAACTCTTCTCAGAGTATCCATGTAGGATTCCATTAATGGGGATGCTGTCGTCTGAGCAGCAACCTCGGTGGATTCAGAGATAGTCTCTGAGTGGTCTCTTTGAGTGCCGTTAGCTGGGAAATAAGAATTTCTCAGTGTTACAAGCTTCTCACGATAGTCTGTCTCACTGTCAAACTCAACATTTTCTGCAAGAGTAGCGAGCTTGTCTTTCTGCGAAAGAGCAAGACCTTCAGTAACTTCAGCGAAGATTACATCAGCAGTTGACTCGGCTAATCTCTTATTAAGAGCAACGTTTCTTTCGATTTGCTCGTTGAGTTTACCTTCCATTTCATCAAGTTTATCTACCATGCTCTCGATTACATCATATCTATCTTCAGGGATGGTTACATAATGTTCTTCAAAAAGTCCTCTCATTCCTTGGAGGAATGATTCGGTCATTTCGGTCTTAAGACCATGCTCGATTTGGAGAGCGTTCTCTTGGACCCACTCATCAGCAACATACTCCAGGTATGCGTCAAGTCTTTCGGTCAGACCTTCTTTAATTGCTGCAACTTCTTCTACGAGTGCTTCTTCATAGGTTGCTTGCAGTTGCTCGGTGATTTCACCGACTTTTGCGTTGATAGCAGATTCGAAAATGGTGCGTGCTTTCTCTTGGAATTCCTCGGAAAGTTCCTCACCTTGGAGAAGAGCATTAACATCTTCTTCGACGTTATACTCAACTTTTGGTGCTTCTTCTTCGGTAACGACTTCTTCTTCAGTTACTTCTTCTTCAGCAACTACTTCAGTCGTCTCTTCCTCAGTTACTTCTTCCTCGTTAACAATCTCTTGACCGTCTTCGATTTCGTCAGAAACTGCTTCAGCAGGTGCTGCCTTAGCATTGACTACATCTCTAACTTGCTTAAGAGTTGCTGCAGGATCTCTGAGTTTTGCAGAATCGTCATCGGGACGATAGTTTTCGGGAGTAGGACCGCCGAGATCTTCAACAGGAATACCTGCTGATTGCATTGGTTCGGCAGGAGCAGCCCCTTTGGTTACTACGTTTTCCATTTCTTGTAAATTGCTACCAACGGACATTTTTGATTAGATATTTTTGTATTAATCTATATTTATTTATAAATTAAAGATTTGAGAGGAAATCATTCCATAATTGGAGTTTATGCTCCTCAAGTTTTCTTTGGTCAACGAGAGTGTTAATTCTCTTCTGGGTTCTTTCTGCGAGTTGTTCACGAAGAATTCCTCCTTCCCAAACCCACTCTTTTCCTTCCATGATTCCTGAAACAAAAGCATCGGGAGCAGAAGGATCAGCGACGATATCAGCAGCAGTTGCTAACATGAAATCTTCACCGACAATTTTATGACCTTCATTGGTCATCTTGAGTGAACCAACACCACGAGAGGAAACACCGAGTGTAACTCCTTCACTAATCAGAGAAGAAGCAATCTTACCCATAGGAGTAGAAAGCAACTGTGCCTTACCTACGAAGTTGTTTCCTTCTCTATGTAGGTCACAAATCTTGTGAGAAACTCTGTCAAGATTTACGGTGGGACCATCAGGGTGACCAAGTTCACCGAGAGCACGTCCTTTCATGACAAAACTCTCATTGTAACGGTTGACTTCTTTCTCCATGATTGACATGGGATACATTCTACCGTTACGATTCACTTGCTCTGCTTGTAAGAAAATGCCTTGAATATAGCACTTCTTATCAGCACCCTTACCTTCGGTAATAAACTCTACCTTGTTGATTTCTTCTGTGATTAGTTTCATTTTTTTATCCAGTGAATCCTACTTTTGCACCCAGAACGGTACCGCCTACTGCAAATACACAATGAGAAGCAGTTTTTTCAAGATACTCAACGGTGTTTCCTGGCATGGTGAATGAACCAATACCAGTTCCACTTTGAGTTTCTACGACTGTCACAACAGCAGCAGAAGTATTATTGTTTACAAGACGAACAACAGTTGCCTGTGTAAAACTAGTTGCTGTACCAGTTGTACCTGGTACAGAAATTTCATCTGCTAAAAGTAAAGTTCTAGCCATTATTCTTGGTCCTCTTGTGGTTCTTGCTCAATCTCAGTTTCACCTTCTTCATCATCATACTGATTTGAATATTCTTCACCGTCAAATAAATTTGACGCTACAATAGGTCTTGCAGCATCAATTCTTTCAGCAGCTTTTGCGTATAAAACACCCTTAATAGCATCAGTCACATCAGATGGTTTTGCACCTGTTGCGATCAAATCGATAACGTTGTCCATAAAAATTTAAGTATTATATTGTATATTTATATCTCCGCCTTTTTGGTGTCCTTTTGCATCTGTGAATCAGCAACTGCAGC